TTATGGTTGCTAATTTAGTATCTACAATCCCTGCACTAGCATTTATATCATCATTAACAATTACACCTGCAGCAATACTTGTAGTATTACCAGTAGATGTTACATCACCAGTAAGATTTGGTATATTTGTCGTTGATGTTGCAGTACCTGTAAGATTACCTACAAAACTTGATGCTGTTACATTTCCTGCCGCAGTAAAGTTACCAGATCCAGTTAATGTTGCAGCAAGAGTTATTCCTCCATACCATTTGAATTGACGAGAAGATGCAGTAGGAACACTAAACCATAAAGTGCCACCTTCAATACCAAAACCGTAATCCACGGAACTTGCACTAAGATCTTCATATAAAACGATTTTAGTCCCAACACTTCTGGTGGTAAATGATGGAGCAGCAAATCCAGTTGCACTAAAGTTGATCCAGTTATTTGTGGTTCCGTTGAAGATTAATTGTGCAGATGTTGGAGATCCCGCACCATTTAAAGTTAGTCTATTTGCTGTAACGATACCAGTAGCATTAATGTTGGTTGCATTCAGTGAAGTAACAGTAGAAACTCCAGAAGAATTAATATTACCGGTTACGTTTCCGGTTACATTACCAGTCAAAGCACCTACAAATCCACCAGTTGAAGTTGTAACTCCGGAAGTATTAACGTTAGCAGCAGATACTGTAGCAAAAGTTGAGACTCCAGAAGAATTAATGTTACCAGTAATATTTCCTGAGAAACCACCAGTTGAAGTTGTAACTCCAGTTACCCTAACATCACCAACTACTGATAGTTTTGATGTTGGATTTGTAGTCCCAATACCAAGATTACCAGAAACATAAGCACCACCAGTTACTTGAAGTGGTTGTGATGCTGTTCCTGTAGAAGTTCCAGATCCTATCAGTATTGGACCATTCGTAAATGTAGAGACACCAGAAGCATTCACTCCAGTCACACTAATACTTGGATTTCCAGAAAGTCCAAAAGAAGTTGTAGCAAAAGATGCTGTTGATGCAGTACCTGTAAGATTACCTACAAAACTTGATGCTGTGATTATTCCAGATGCATTTAGATTAGTTGCACCAATCGTTCCAACAGTAATATTTGAACTACCTGCTAATCCAAAAGAAGTTGTAGCAAAAGATGCTGTTGATGCAGTACCAGTAAGATTTCCTATAAAACTTGATGCTGTGACTATTCCAGAGGCATTAATTCCAGTGACAGTAATATTTGGATTTCCAGAAAGTCCGGTTGCAGTTGTTGCGGTTCCGGTAAGATTACCAACAAAACTGGTTGCAGTTACAATACCTGAAGAATAGATATTACTAACACTACTAATACCAGAAGATGTAATACTAATTTTATCAAGAATTACATCACCAACAACATGAAGTTTTGCTTGTGGATTTGTAGTTCCAATTCCAACAAAAGGGATCGCAGTTGTTGCAATACCAATATTTCCACTAGTGTCATTTACTAGTAAAAAACGAGCTAGTTGTGAAAACTCCCTATTGTTTGCCATTTTTTATATTACTTTATGGACTATAACAAGAATATTTACATTTTAAGTATTTATTGAGTGTCCAGTGAACAGTAAATACATAACCGTCACTGGTTTCACGTTCCAGTTGGGCAATATTCCAAGTGAAGATGGTGATCATAAGTAGTGAGAACTCGTTAATAGTATAACAAAGGAATTAGTGAAGGGGACTAAGCGCTTTCAAGAGCAGCAACTTTGGCTTCAAGCTGCTCAATAAATTTTAATTGCCATCTACCATCCTCGTATATACTTGGTGGTCATCATTATTATTTAGGTTGCATTAAAAGTTAAAAGCAACGAGCATCTTGCCATCCTCCAGTTGATCCACCAGACACATAAGAACCATTTATGTAACCAGATCCACTGCCGCCACCAGAAGCAATTTTAAGTATTTAAAATAAAATCAAAGATGAGTATTTATGCGTATTGCAATGTATTTGGGAATACATTATACTAAATAAGTTAGGAAATCAAGATAAAACTTTACGATTTCTTACACTTCTGCAACCGAGATCATCAGAAGTAAAGCATCTCTCATACCTATGCAGGAGGGTTGCATAGGAATACTTATATCGTTCAGCACCTCCTGAACTAATTTACTACCCTTTAAAGAAAAAAATGACTGCTACAATTGCTTTACGCAAACAAACAAACTACTGGCAACAATTTTGTCAGTGGGTAACTTCAACAGACAACCGACTTTATGTTGGTTGGTTCGGTGTTCTTATGATTCCTACATTGCTTGCTGCGACTACTTGCTTCATCATCGCTTTTATCGGAGCCCCACCGGTCGATATTGACGGTATTAGGGAACCAGTTGCTGGTTCACTTCTTTACGGAAACAACATCATCTCTGGTGCTGTTGTTCCTTCTAGCAACGCAATCGGCCTGCATCTATACAATATTTGGGATGCAGCAAGTCTTGATGAGTGGTTATACAACGGAGGCGAATTTCAATTAATCGTCTTTCACTTCCTCATCGGTATCTATGCTTATATGGGTCGTGAATGGGAACTTTCTTACAGACTTGGTATGCGTCCTTGGATTTGTGTTGCCTACAGCGCACCCGTTGCTGCTGCAACCGCAGTATTCCTTGTGTATCCTTTCGGTCAAGGAAGTTTTAGTGATGCAATGCCTCTGGGCATCTCTGGCACCTTTAATTACATGTTTGTGTTTCAGGCTGAGCATAATATCCTCATGCACCCCTTTCACATGCTTGGTGTTGCTGGTGTATTTGGTGGTTCTCTGTTCTCTGCGATGCACGGCTCTCTGGTGACTTCCTCACTGGTGCGTGAAACCACTGAAAACGAGTCGCAGAACTATGGATATAAATTCGGACAAGAGGAGGAGACTTATAATATTGTTGCTGCTCATGGTTATTTCGGACGACTTATTTTCCAATATGCTTCCTTTAATAACTCCCGTAGTTTGCACTTCTTCCTTGCTGCCTGGCCTGTTGTAGGTATCTGGTTTGCTGCTCTTGGTGTCTCCACGATGGCATTCAACTTAAATGGTTTCAACTTCAACCAGTCTATTGTTGATAGTCAGAATCGAGTAGTTCCTACTTGGGCTGATATTCTTAATCGTGCTGGTTTGGGTATGGAAGTAATGCACGAAAGAAATGCACATAATTTTCCTTTGGACTTGGCTGCTGCCGAAGCAACCCATGTTGCTCTGACTGCACCTTCTATCGGTTGAGTTTCATAAAAACTGAATAAGAATGAAGAGACCTTTACAGGTCTCTTTTTTTATTATAATGGAGTAGTTATGAAGAATGAAGAAGAGGCACTTGTAAAATAAAACATAATAAATAATCATAGATGCTTTCCTAAATGGAACTCTATAATTCTTCTTCGGACTATTTGTTTAATCTTCAAACAACAAGTTCATCAGATGCAAAAAGAATTTGGAGGCAATCAATCAAAGATAAATGGAAACACAAATGTGCTTATTGTGAGAGCACAGAAGATTTAACAATCGATCATATAGTTCCACAATGTAAAGGTGGAAGTGATTTTCTTACAAATGTAGTTTGTTGTTGTCGGAGTTGTAATAATTCCAAGTCTCATACTGATTGGAAACAATGGTATTATAATCAAGAATTCTTTACAGAACAAAGATATGATGCTATTATTCAATGGATGACACCCAAAACAAATTCAAATCTATATAAGTATAAACCTAGAAAAAATATGACAACTTAATGGAATCTGAAAGTTTTATGCCCTTATCATATGTAAGGGCATTTGTTATCGCAAATTTAGCAATCATTATACCTATTCTTTGTATTTTATGAAATTTACAGTTTATTCAAAAGACGGTTGTCCATATTGCAGTAAAATCGAACAAGTGCTACAATTAGCAAATCTTGAGAATGTTGTCTATAAACTCGGTGAGCATTTTGATCGAGATTTATTTTATTCTGAATTCGGTGAAGGATCTACCTTTCCTCAAGTGATTTGTGATGAGCAGCATATTGGAGGTTGTACTGACACAATTCGATATTTAAAAGAACAAAAATTGATTTGATGGGAAATGAAAAAAATAATCTAAATAAAGATGAACTCCAAATAAATCGGGGGTTTGAGTTGTTAATTCGAAATAGGAGGAAAAAATCATTCGCACCAAAGACTTTTCAATTGAAGTTTGGTAAAATGATTTCTCTTCTTCGAAGAGAGATACACATTCATTTTGATTTTTATTTTGATATTCAGAAAAAGTAACTCTCGGAGGAAAAATGTTAGAAATAGCACTGACAATTGGAACACTGATATCAATTCTATTCTTCTTTGTAGGAGGAATAGTTGGATGGTTGGCCAAAGAATATTTCCATCAAATTCAATCAGTTTATACACACCCAGAGATGTTTGATCAAAATGGAAACATACTTCCTGATGAAATTTTAGCCGTGAGGTTTGAAAATAACTATGACACAGACGAAGATGAAGACGAAGAAGATTGAGACTCTTCCATCAAATCCTTTTGTTTTTGAAGTTTTAGAACTTGTTTCAAAGCAAAGAAGCAATACTAAAAAAATTGAAGTGCTGAAAACTTATGAACACGATTCAATTAAATCTATTTTGATTTGGAATTTTGATGAAACTGTAATCTCACTTCTTCCAGAAGGTGATGTACCTTACAGTGATCTTAAAGATCAAAATGTTTATTCTGGAAATCTTTCTGAAAATTTAATTCGAGAAGCAAATGATGGAGAAGCAACAATAAGACAAGATTTCAATAGTGATGGAAAAACTTCTTTGAGAAAAGAATATCAAAATCTGTATAATTTTGTAAAGGGTGGAAATAATACACTTTCTACAATTCGTAGAGAGACAATGTTTATTAATATTCTTCGTGGACTACATCCAAAAGAGGCAGAAATTCTTTGTCTTGTAAAAGATAAAAAACTTTCTGATAAGTATAAGATTACAAAAGAACTTGTTTCGCAATCCTATCCAGATATTGTTTGGGGTAACCGTTCATGAGATCAGTTGTAAATAGATCGGAAGAAGAAATGAAAGACACAGAAAAAGAAGAACAATCTGTCGATTCTAAACGATATGGTTGTGATATTCTTTTAGAAAAAACAACACTTGAAAAGGCACGGAATGCATCTTTTCCTATGGATGCATATTTGGTGTATTATCTTCTTGATGATAAAAAATATCTAGATCTTTGTAGATCTCAAAAAGTATCTAATATTTTTGATATGTACTATGATACATATGGTTCAGGTGCAATTCAAAAAATTGAGTTTGGATCAGGAAGAATTAACCCTAATGTATGGGGATACAAACAATCAGATAAAAAGAAAAAAAGATGAGTGAAGGTTTTAACGAAGGAAAAATAAAAATCAATATAAATGTGAATGAAATAGATATAATTTTGAAAAAATATAAAAAACTGAATAAATATAAAAAGTCTTTCTTGTTTGCCGTGAAAACTCTTAATGGAACCGAAAGTATTATCAATAATCTAATCAAAGAGGTGCAGGAGGACCCAGTAATCTAATGGGAAAGCACTACTTATTAAATCTATACAACTGCTCTTTTGTTCTTTTAGATGACGAACAATATCTCATAAAACTATTAGAAAGTGCAGCAGTTCTAGCAGGTGCAACAGTAGTGCAAACAGTATCTAAAAAGTTTAAACCTCAAGGAGTCACAGTTATTTGTTTACTTGCAGAAAGTCATATTAGTATTCATACTTGGCCAGAGGAAGGTAAGGCAGCAGTAGATTTATATACTTGTGGAAATTCAAATCCAAAATTGGGTTGCGATATGATTGTTGAGAATTTACATTCAATCAACCATACACTTTCTTACATAGAACGATGAAATTCGATACAGTTTTTATTTCAGATGTTCATCTCGGAACAGATAGATGTAATACTGTTAAGTTTCTCAAGTTTCTTCGAGAACTTAAAACAAAAAAACTTGTAATGGTTGGTGATATTATCGATATTCATTGTATGGAAAAACATAATACTTTATGGAGAACACAACACACAAAAGCAGTTGAAAAAATTATAGAATTGTCTAGAAAAGGGACAGAAGTAATTTACATTCTTGGAAATCATGATGCAGTAGCAAGAAAATATTTAGAAAATCAAAATGAGATCATACATTTACATAAAAACCTAATGATTTGTGACTCTTATATTCATAAAATTCATCATAAAAAATTTTTATGTGTTCATGGTGACATGAATTCTGAATTCTCCTCTGGTTCTTGGAAACAATATTTTATGAACTGGGGATATGAAACAATCACACCTCTCAACATTTTTCTAAATAAGACACTTGGATTTTCTTTAATTAATTTTCTCAAATCAATTCCAAGAGGTAGGAAGTTTATTGATAAGTATGAAATGGATTTAATACATTATGTAAGAAAAATTGGAGGATATAATGGTGTAATTGTCGGACATATTCATCATGCAAATATTCGTATAGATAATGAAATCACTTATATGTGTTGTGGTGATTGGACCGATACTTGTTCGGCACTTGTGGAAAAAAATGGAGTATTTAAGATTATTAAATATTAAACTTGACTTTTTTTCTTTTTTTGTTTAAAATAATCAAAAGAATTTAAATTTTTATGAACCGAGACAAACTTAAAATTATTATTAAAAATCTTGAACTTTTGACTCAATCACTCAA